TTCTGTTTCTGATGCCCACCAAGCCCTCTCGAACGTCTTCTTGTGGCGAGAAAGGCTGCTTTCTTTGTTGCTGTCACCGCCAGATTCGGCTGGAGCATCAGTCTTCTCGAACACGGCTGATGTCACCTTATCGCCGTCCTCATCAAACCAGCCAGCAATCTCGACGGATGTCAGGACGCCGTGGATTGGCTCGGCCAATTCAGCATCCTTGGACTTGCGCTGGACCACCTCCATTGGGGCATCGTCAGAAGGCGGCACGACGGATATCTCAATATCGAGCGCACCTTTCCAGGCTGATGATCCTCTTGCCCTGTGCTGGGCCTCCGCAGAGACGCCTGTGTGGTGAACCAGCACGACGCTGCACTTGAACTCTTCTATGATGGATCCGCACGCATCCAGCATGGATTTCGTATCAACCGAGCTACTCTCGTCCCCATAAAGAAAACGATGCAGGGTATCCACCACGATGACCGATGGGACAGTGCCGAGACCCCGGATAGCGTCCACCGTCTTCTGGTATCCGGCTGGGCTGTTGAGGTCTAGCCCGTGCCGGGAAAGCCACATATTCAGGCTGCCGACGCCTCGATGCTGCTTCCAGGCGGCAACCCGTCCACGCAGTCCGTGATGGCCCTCACCTGCTAAATAGACCACCGGACCTGGGCGAACCTTGTGGCCGTTCCAGTCTGGTATGGCCTCGTTCGATGCGATAGACAGCACCATATCGAGCGCAAGAAACGTCTTCCCTGATCCTGATGGCCCATGCACCATGATAAGGGCTTCTGATTGTATCCAGCGTTTGACTAGCCACTTGATTGGCGCTGGTTGAGCCGCAAAGTCGTCAGCCGGAATTAACCAATCATCGACCGGCGGAAACAATATGGCCATCAGATCGTGGCCAGCTAAGGCGTAGTCGTTAGCGTCCCCAAGCTCAGGCGGCATAACGATGCGAGCGCCATATTTTGCAGACGCCTCGTCCGCCTTATTGCGGCCAACGCCAGATGTATCATTGTCTGACACAACCACAATGTCCTGGCTCGCCCCGTATTTCTCGCGAAGCTGGCGGGCTATCTCAGGCAGGTTGTTGGCTGAATACGCCACCACCACCGGCCTATTGGACACTTCGTGGATGGTGGCGGCTGTGGCGAATCCTTCTGCCACGAATATAGTAGAGCCGTCTAAATCCCCCAGTGTCCAAGAACACCCCCTTGTCGCAGCCCCTGGGTGATAGCGTTTATCCTCCCCAATATATTGTAGGCTCGACAACTCACCATCTGATCCGAACAGGGGAACGATCAACCGGCCATCGCCTGTTGTTCTCACCCCATGCGGTTTGATGCCTTTGCGTGCAAGGTACGGATGATCCTCGCTGGCAGCTATAGCGCCGCTCCAGATGGCTTGCACCGTATCCGCCGCGACCTCGGCCTTGCGTGTCCGCTCCTCGTCACGCCGTGCCTTGGCTTCGCTCTGACGCCGGACAATTGACATATGCTCCGCAGCGGTCATCTCCCGGCCTATATCGGCGCGGAAATTGCAGTCGATCTGGTCACGCCAGCAACCGAAACGTCCGGCAACTGGTTCATCCGGGAAGGCGACGTACCAGCCGGAGTCATCCCGCTTGCGGCCCTTCGTGGAAAAGCGGTGCAACTGCCCGTCTATTTTGATCTGACTAGGCGGCTCGATCCCTGCGGACCTCATGGCATCTGCAAGCTGGAGCTCAGGCGGATCAATGTGAGGCGTTGATGGCGCAGTGAATGACCCGCCGAATATGTTCGTGATGTCAACCATCAGTCTTGATCCTCTCGCGCGCCAGTCTGGCATAGCCCTCGATGTCGAGCCAATGGTCAGGCTCATTCGGATTGCCTGCCAAAATCCTAGCTATTTTGCTGGCGATCATGTCCAGCGCCTCGCACTGCCACGATGTGAGCTCATTATATCCTCCATACGCCCGCATCTCTTTTTTTAGTCTTTGCGCGAACCATGAGACCTCAACAAAATCACCATGCGTCCCCGCCCGCTCGTTCAGCACATCTTCAATATCAGACATCGGCCCGCAGCCCTCCTTGTGTAACAATCTGGATTTGATACTGCCGCATCATAGGCGGGCGGTCATCCCACTGAGATACGGCTGATTGAGTTATTCCAAGCGCCTTGGCTATTGCAACTTGCGTCTCAAAATAGTCAATAACTTCCTTTGTCGTCACTTTTTTCGCTCCTTATGCGTTTTTGACCTTTACACCATAAGACAGCTAAATTAAGATGTCTACAGAAATCGCAGACGGAATGGTCCAACCGCGATAAATGGAGATAAGGATGAAGATAAACGTGAAAGACGCGGCGAAAATGGCCCGCGCGCTTAATTTGGTTAACGGCTCTGCTACGTCGCATACTTTTCGATATGCCAGCGACGTAACGTGGGATGTGGTCGGAATGGTTGAGAATGAACTGGAGAGCCTTGGGTTGCGCAAGGCTGAGTGGAAGGGCGCAAAGGCGCTGGCCACATCTCCGGGACCGTCGTCGGCATCTAGGTATTCCTCCATAGGTACGCGAGTCGAGTTAATGCGAGGCCATGGCGATTGGTTCATGATAGGGGCTTGGCGCATTAACGTATGGCCAGGAACGGTATCAAGGCGACCAACTGTACGTTTAGGTCTGACTTACAGGCAATCGGCACTGGCATCCGAAAGGTTTTCCGAAAGGTTTGAAGTCCTTGACGGACCCCCGTTGAGTGGAAATGGAGAGTGGCAATGATTAACCTGCAAAACACATCGCAGGCCAAGGCAGACGCAATTAAGCTCATGGTTTACGGGGCCGCAGGGGCTGGCAAAACGTCTTTGATCCCGACCATGCCAAATCCAGTAATTCTGTCGGCAGAAGCTGGCCTGCTGTCTATCGCGGACGCGAACCTTCCGTTCGTCGTGATTAAAAGCATGGATGATCTGCGAGAGGCATACGCTTGGCTAACTGAATCTGACGAGGCCAAGCAGTTTGGCAGCGTTGCACTTGATTCAATATCTGAGATTGCAGAGGTCTGCTTAGTCACGGAGAAGGAGAAAGCGAAAGACCCGCGCCAGGCTTACGGCGAAATGCAATCGACAATGACAGAGGCCATTCGTTTATTCCGAGATATCCCGGACAGGCACGTTTTGTTCACTGCGAAGATGGACAAATCGACCGACGACATGGGCCGGATGATGTATGGCCCCTCGATGCCGGGAAACAAACTGGCGCAGTCGCTGCCCTATTTCTTTGATGAGGTTCTGGCGCTTCGAGTAGAGAAAGATGGCGATGGAAGCCCTCAGCGCGCTTTGATGTGTGACACGGACGGGCTTTGGCAGGCAAAGGACCGTTCTGGAAAGCTAGACGCTTGGGAGCCTGCCGACCTTGGAGAAATTATTAAGAAGATTGGAGCGTAAGATGAACTTAGACCTAGACACCGCCGCAGCCGAATGGATGGCCGCTAAGGCTGACGAGCGAGCAGCAGTGGCCCGCCGTCGCAAGATGGAAGACCACATGGCAAGCCTTTTAGGCGTTGCTGAGACGCTCGAAGGCACAGAAACCACTGAGACTGACGGCGGTCACAAGATTAAGCTGGTTGGGAGGATGGGCCGCAAGGTTGACGCCCATCTCGCGCAAGAGATCGCCGCCGAATACTCGCTTGAAGAACACCTGGACAAACTGTTCCGGTGGAAGCCTGACCTAAACATCAGCGCTTGGAAGTCGATGCCAGAGAGCATCACAAAGCCATTCTTAAACGCAATCACAACGACGCCAAGCCGCGTCTCATTCAGCATAGAGAAGGACTAAACATGGCATTTTTGGACACACCAATTCACATGAGTGATATCCCAAAAGACGAATCGACCGGATCGTTTGAACCGATCCCATCTGGCACCTATGACGCAATCGTGCAGGGCATTGATCTGCGAAAGACAAGGGCTGGAACGGGTCAATATCTTGCCTGCCGCCTGGACGTAACTGGTCCAACTCAGCAAGGCCGCGTACTTTGGGCCAACCTGAACATCTCAAACCCAAATCCAAAGGCAGAGGAGATTGGGCGGCGGCAGCTTGGCGAACTGATGAAGGCTGCTGGCGTCAGCACTGTTGAGGACACAGATCAACTGCTAGGCGGTCGGTTGAGCCTGGGTGTGCAGGTTAAAGAAGACGAAAAATACGGCAAGCGGAATGAGGTCAAGAAGATGACCGCCAAGCCAGGGGGCGCATCAGCCGCTCCAATGCCGTCCGCATCCGGCGCTAAATCGTCTGCTCCGCCGTGGGCCGCAAAGAAAGAGGCAGTGGCAGAAGAAGACATTCCGTTTTGATAAGGAGGGCCGGGGGGAAACCTCCGGCCATTTTACATGGTAGAGATTCCACCACCGAATGATCGGATAGCCGCTGCGATTGATGAACATCACGCAAGCAAAGCAGACTACCCT